TTTGGCTTCGGCTTCGGCTTCGGCTTCGGCTTCCGTTTAGGTTTGGGCTTTGGCTCTGGCGGTTGCCCTGGAATTTTAGGTTCGGTGACTGTGGGCTTTGGTTTTGGAATTACCTTCGGACCTTTCACCGGCTTGGGCTTTATGGGCTCACCGGGTATTGGTTTTTTAAGACGAGGCATCTTGGGCCCAGGTGAACCGAAGGTTGCTGCCTGCGGGTCCTTCGTCATTTGGATGAACCCTTTTTTCTCAAGATTCGCCAGGGCATTGGCAATGCTATTTGAATCATTGCAGCGCAAACGCAACCAGCTCTCCCATCGTTTGGAGTTGGCCTTCATATCGTGGTTGAATTTTATGTACTGCTCCGAGCCAGTGAGATTCGCCTGAATATGATATACCCGGCGCGCCGCCGGCTGCTTCCATTCTGCAAGAACAATGTCCTTCAATGTTTGAGCGTCAAGCTTTTCAACGTGCATGGCAACGCCGGAAGTATCGGAAGTAAGCGCGAGCTCCTTTGTGAGATTGGAAGTGGGGGGCAATAGTTTATCTTTGGGCAATGTGACGTTACTGATATTGCCACCAGCGCGGATATATCCACTCTTGGGATCGAAATAGAACCGCTGATAAACAGCACCCATATTCATTCTGCCTTTGGGCAATCGAACCTTCGGCAACGGCCGCGGATCGAAGAAGTCGCCGCTGAATGGGTAGCGTTCAATGAGATCCGGGTCGCCTACCATGACAGGATTGGTCGTCGTCGGGGCTCTCGACAATGACTGAGGCCTCGGACCTACGCCTGGCAGTATTCTACCTCCTGGTTTAATCGGCCGCGGAGGAACTGGTGTGCTGCCCTCCGCCAGGGGAACCGTGTTGCGCGGGACTTGGGACGTCGATGCCACCGGCACCGTCCATGACCTTCACAAATGATGGTACGGTGGCGGACCGATATTCTCGTTGGGCAACTGGTTGTTCGCCATGTACCTGCTGAATTGACCACGGTCATCTACACGGCCCATTCCAGATCGCGTGATGTCGGCGATGGGTTTATTATTGTTCGCCGTTACTATAGACCTGATCGTGTCGCCCTTCACATCACGATTCACCACCTTCAAGAATGGCGAGGCGTCCCTGATGTCTTCCGGCGAGGCCAAATTCATCGTGCCTGTTATCTGCTGACTCACCAGATGGGTTTCAATGATCTGCCCGTCCAGGCATCGGCATATTTCAGTGGTGCGCTCATCGAGCACAGCCTGAATTTCCAGCGATTCAATGCCGGCTTCAACGTAGCCTGAAACCTCAGAATACGACCTTGCGCGACTCACGGAAACAGAAGACAGCGTCTTGAAATAATTCATGCCGTACTTCTGCCATGCGGCCGGCACTCCTGCTCTTATCGCCCTGGCGATTTGCTCGCGGCCCAGGCCTTTCTTCAGACCGTCGTTGATAATTGTCTGACCTTGCTTGGTTAAATGATCGGCGCGCACGCCGGCGGAATTCCTGAGCCAGAATCCCTGTTGGTTGGTGATGTTATTGATCGCGGTAAGGTCTGGTTGGCTCAACGACTGGCCTATCTGCGGCAAGAAGTTAGCGCGCACAATTTTCTTTGTGCCGCGTACCACACCAGTCAGCGTCAGCTCAATCTTCTGTTTCCACATTGGCATGAGCTTGTTGGCGCTCGAGCCCATGAGCTTTCGTAATTGAGTCCGGGCCTGGGAGATGGCGCGCGAAATCTGGTTGGCGTTCAACTTCGACCAGTTGCGGTCCAGGCTTTCCATCCACTTGTCCAACTTCGGGCCCAGCGCGAGCTTTTCGTAGTACCCAATCTGACTTGCGAGTCTGTTGGCAATGATGCGCTGATCCTTGGGATCGAACGGCGACAATGCCTTTTCCACCAACACTCCGTTAGGACCAACGAGGGACAGGCTGTCGTCCTTGGAGGCGGCCGCAACGGACATGGGCCGGATAATCTCCCGCCGGCGGAAGACGGTTTGCTTGCCCTGGGCGACGGCGTTTAGCAGCACTACCTCGTGGCCCACCGAGGCCTTGACCGCCAACATCCGGGCTTCCGCCAGGTCCCGGGCCTGAAGCCTCACAGCACGAGGCCTCGCGCCGTCCAGTATTAACAGGGCCATGCCCTTGGCGATGGGCACGCCGGCCTGCGAGGAACGTATTCCGGCCTTCCAGAACGCAAGTGTCGGGTCATTCCCCAGGTCGGTCACCGGCCACAGCGACATGAAGCCTTCGGCCGGCTGTGAATACGCTGCTATCACCTATTCAGGTCCTTCAGTTTGAATCGCGGTTTCACCTTGGGATCTTTTTCAACTCGGGCCGGGCCGACGCCGGCGGCCTTGAGTTTATTGGAGAGCTCAACCTTGGCCGGTTTCGGTTCCTTCGTCTTTTCCGCTCGGCCGTTCTTGATCGTGAACCAGATGGCACATTTCTGACAATGACCACTACCGCAATGAACAGGCTGACTTAGAGTGGGCGCCTTATCGGAATTCAGGATCTGTGCTCGAGCAAATTGAACAGCGCCGCATGCCGGACATCTCAGAATGATGGCGCCGCTCTTATGCTTCACTATGTCTCCCCTTCCGATGTGCGGACGCTGGCTCAGCTCGTTAACGTCGGGCAGCACGGCATAATTCCCATCGTACCATTCCATGACGCCTCCTAATCTACAGGTCCGGGAGGTTCAGGAGGTTCCGGAGTGTAGAATATTTTGTCGGCATATAATGCCACTGATTCAAAATGATCCTCGTCCAAATACCGCAGGCCAGCGCATGATCCTCTCAGGCGTAAGCTTCCGTCGGCAGCCAATAATGCCTCGCTAAAAAGCGGATAGCCAATGACCGGATTATCGGGCAGTGGCAATGGCGGTTCTTGCCGGCTGTACGCTTCTTCAAGGGCATTGATTTTTGCGAAAGCCAAAGCCACTTTCGCAACCATTTCAGGCACGTAGCCAGACAGAGAGTTGGCTATCAGACAAAATGTAACATCCTCGCCGAAATCATTCTCGCAGTTGTACAGCACTGCATAGATTGTTTCAGTATCTCCGCCTTCTGGCGGCGCGGCACTGTAAGGCCGTTCTTCCTTTTTGTAAAAATGGTAGTTGAGCTCCGTTATGGGCTCGATGCGGCCGGGAACAGGCAACGGCAATTTCACAGTGAACGCCGGCACTTCGTTGGCAAACGGCGTCGGTGATGTTTCTGACATTTATACCTCCGACTTCAGCCGGTACTTTTTCCGAAAGGAATCTGGCGATAGCGGTGGTTTGTTATTGGCGTCTCCAAATATAGAAGATTGTATGACGATCATCCCAACATCATCTATTTCCTTCACCACCACAGTCGCCATAGGATCAGGCTGCCCACTGCGTTCAATATCGATGTCTACCCAAACCTGGCCTGGCTTAATATCATCGACTTCTGGGAACAGGCTAATCTTCATCTTCTTCGCCACCTTCTTCGGCTTCGAGATCGCTGGCGTCAAGCCACGACGTCTTGACGTCCATGTCCATACCGGCTTCGCGCAACTCCTGGGTCAGTATTGCTTCAACTCTCTGGCGCAGTGCCTCTAGGTTTCGCACCACCATCGCCATAGACTCGGGCTCTCCTTCTTCTCCGCCGGGCATCACGCTTCCGCCTTCACCGATCCCGGCCAGCGTCATTGGCATTGGCCAACGTGACCATTCCTCTTCAACCTTCGTGAGCGTGCGGTTCAATGCGTCGGAAAGCAGGCCGCGGATCTCGTACGGCAGCAGGCCTCCGTGGGGAGCGGCTACCTTGATCAGCTCGGCAATTTCCTCCGGCGACCGTGTTGGTGGTGAATTGGAGCGGAAGCGGTACAGCGTAACGCCAATCTCGGGCAGTATGTGGTGGTTCACTACCCAGTCAATATCCTCGCGCTCTGGCTCGAATACCTGACTCTCGGCGAATGACAGCGCGGCCATCGCCGTTGCCCGGTTCAAGTTCTTTGGCGTGTAACCACGGAGCATTGGCGGCAAGCGGAACGACGCGCCGATCCTGTCGGCTGACCGCTCATCGAATGTGGTGAACGTCGCATCGTTTTGCTGTGAATCCCTCAGCGACTCGTATTGCATGGACGGCAGCAGCGTTCGATCCTCGCCTTTCAATTTCATCGGCGTGGCTTCCACCACCAGGATCTTGTGGTTGTTTTTCGCACCACTAAGCTCTGCCGTCATGCGCTGCTCTAGTCGGTCCTTCATGTCGCGTGATACTTTTCCGCCGGCGACGAACAGGATGCCGGGTGGGATGGCGTTACTGTCCAGGTAGAAGTAATTGGACTCGTCAGCCTCGCGCACACCAAGCACGGCCAACAAGTTTCCAATCCAGCGCGGAGGTGGACATGGCGTTCGAGCATCATGCAGCGAGATGTAGATGAGCTCGTTGGCTTCCTTGGCCTCTGGGCCTTCGCCGCCTTTGTCCTTTGGGCGCCGCATCTCGGCCACTGTTGTGTAGACCTTGCCCGTTGTGCGGCTGATTACCCGAGGATCTTTGGGAGACTTGAAGAATACCTTCTTGTCGCCGACGATTTGAACGAACCGGGTAAAGCGCCGTTGAACCATTACCTCGCGCCCTTCGGAAAGTGGCGTCACTGGGTCGGGCTCTGTGACTTCCACCAGCTCGCCCTCGTTCTTCAGCGGTCGCACGGTGTAGCCCGGAATGTAGTTCAGTCGCTTCAGCCGGCCGAAACCATCGCGCAACATCTCCCACGCACCCCAGCCATTGCCTTCGATATCCCCGCGGGTAATGCGCCTGAGTTTGGTAAAGCTCATGGTCGAGCAGCAGTTCTTGAAGAAGGCCTCGAACAGAAATTGCTCCCGGCGCAACTTGGTGGCCAGATCCTCTTTGACCTCGGCTATTTCCTCTTCAGTGATCTCGCCGTCCTCGTCCTCGTCGACCGGCGTGCCCTCTTCGCCTGGGCCTTCGGGTTCACCTTCGGGCTCTGGCTCTTCGATAGGCTCATCGCCTTCCTCCTGCTTCTCTTGAGTGCCGGCCTCGAGCGCCGCCTCTTCCTCATCGACCCAGCGTTCGATCTGCAGCGCGTCGCGGATCGCTTCCGTGGCCTCGTCGGAATCCAGATCCTCCATCCAGGGAACCAATGGCACCGGCTGGTATCCGTAACCCTCGATGTTCAACTGGTAAGAGGCAATGCAGGGTTTCAAGTGCGGCGTCAGCTCGATGTAATTCAGCAGCGACTCCGGATCGTACGGTGGGTCGACTGCGCCCTCCTCGCTGTAAAGGTGCAGCGTATTTTCCATCCTGGCGATGGCCGCTGATTCCTCTACGTCCCGGCCGGTCAGAACCGAGGCCTTGGCCAGGATCTGACGCAGCGAAAGCTCTGGCCGCTCATCTTTTTTGGCCGGTGGCGAGGCTCTCTTTTTCTTTTTAGGCGATGCCATTACAGAACCTTGCCGGCTATCTTCAGCACCGTATTGTCGAGCGCGCCCTGTACTGAGCAATTCACCCGTACGTAATTGTACTGCGCGGCAACGGAACCCTGTCCACTGGCGGCCAGAGTTGTAATGGTTGTCCATTGGAGGCCTGTAACGCTACCTTCCAGCACCGCAGTAAAGGCGGCCGCGGCGCCTTTGAGGTAATCGTACCCTTTGTCCGACATCTGGCCTATGTTCATCTCGGCGCCAGCACCTACCACCATTGTATCTCCCGCTGGGTTGAGCGGCAGATCTATATTCCGTTGCTCGTAAAATGCCATCGTGTCCTCCTTCAGTTCATCGATTGGCGGACTCGGGCCATTGCCATCTCCGCCAGCTTTTTACTCTCTTTGGTGTTGATTGGGTCGTTGGCCCGGCGCATCAATATCCGCAAGGCTACCGATCTGATGTCAGGCCAATCTTCA